TTTAAATCGTTTGTGCTTGCGTCTATATAGCCTGCAGCCTGTAATAGTTCTTTGCTTTTAAATATTCTAGCGTGTCGGTCTGAATTATTATTTATTAAAATATCTCTTTTGCTCCCCTCTGAAAATATAATTTTCAAATTACTAGGAATTTTTACTATTGGTTTTCCTTGTTTTGTACCTTTAAAAAATGGAATGCTTTTAGTATATGCATAAAATATTACTTCTTTGTTATCGTTTGCAATTTGTACCCATTTATTAAGGTATGCAATACTATAAAAATCTCCAGAGTCATGAATTCTCACGTGTGTTGGTCGTTCTAATATTATTGTTGCGTTCATCTTAGGCACAAATTCAGCCGTTTTACTTAGTTCATATCTGTTATTTAGTCCTTTTATAACTGAGGGGTAACGATAATTACCTTTTTGTGCGTAACAATATTTAACGCAATCTTTTGCGAATGGGCAAACCGTTTTACCTGTAATAGTTTTGTATGCTGGTAGACTAAAATTCATAACCCTCATTTTATTTTCTATGCTGGTCTTTTTTAGTTTTGCGTTTTGTGTCAATAGTTTCATTTTTTATAGTTTTAAATTAATAGTTTTTTTTAGTTATGTTCTAAACAAGTTGGGCAAATCCTAACATCCTGATTTAATTCATCACCACAACAAGAATAATAGCAATCTTCACATATTCCAGAGTCATCAACAAAATATGTTTTTGACTCTTCAATATCGCAAATATTACAATAATTTGTTTTTGGTTCGTGGTTGATTGGGTTGAGTGGGTCTTTATTTACGTGTGTGTCCATGTTTTAAGGTTTTAAAGTTAGTTAATAGTTATTTTCAATAATTAATACAACAGTAATAATAATTGCAAAAAATAAAGTTGTAAGTTGTATTGTATCCAAAATTTTATTTCTTTTAATTCTCTTTTGCTCTGTTAAATTTGTAATATTATAATTTTGTAACTTATTTTTCTTAAAAAATTTTTCTTTTTCTTCTTCATTTAAAAAGTAAGTTTTGCTGCTTGTTAAATTTGTAATTTTGTATTTATTCATAGTTTAAAAGTTTTGTGGGGGTTTTTAAGCCCCTCTGGTTAATTATTTATTTTTTTATGTACATTTCGTAAACTTCATCTTGTATTGAAAATACTAAATCTGTTATATCATCATCACTAATATTTGAATGTTCTATATTATGTTGATACTTTAATATTCTGTAAATTTCCGGCTTAATGTCAGTGTCAAAACTGAATTCATTTACTAGGTTTTTGTACTCTTGATTTGTCAATTTAATTTTCATAGTTTTATTTGCTTCTTTTAAAATGTTCATTTTTTTAGTTTTTTAAATTATTATGATGCAAAGATACAAAACTTTTACACATTACAAAATAAAATGTTAAAAATATTTATTAATATGCTAATTTATATTAATTCTAAATAAGTCAAATAAAATTAATAAGTAATTGAAACGCACGCAAATAACAATTTTTTTAATATAAACAAGAAAAAAAGCAATTATTTTTTAATTTATAATTAGTCTAAATAAAAATAAAATAGTAACTAAAAGTAACTAGTAACAAAAAGTAACTGAGAAAATCTCAAAATTTTTTTATACCCACATACCTAGCAGTTTCAGGGCAGTTTCAGGGCAGTTTCAACAGCAGTTTCACCGAGCAGAAACAGTTTCAAGAAAAGTTTTTTGTAAAAGTTTTTTAGAAAATTATTTTATTTTCATATACCAGTCAAGGACATCCATACATTCTTCAAGTCCTTTAACTACCTTAGCATAGTAACCTGCTTCATTGAGGTCAGCAACCCATTGCTTTTGTTCTTTGGATGGGTAGCAAGTCTTATCTGCTTTAATCTCTAGGAATAATCCTGCATACTCACTATTGACTTTACATATTTGCATATCAGGAAAGCCTTTAACATAGCCAGTTTTCTTGGCTAGTATTGCTTGTTTCATAGAGGTTCTTATACCACCTAGTGAGGCACAGTATCTTACATCAGGATAAGTGTATTGTATGTAGGTACAGAATGATGATTGGACTAATGCTTCTTTCTTCATAGCCATACCCCCTATGACCCCCTATGCCCCCTATGCCTACCCCCTATACCCCCTGTTCCCCCATCAGTATAGGTCTTACCCTTTATTAGTTGGTACATTAAAGGTTGAGATACACTATACTTCCTAGCAAGAGATGAGATAGTTATCTTCTCTGTAGCAGTATTGTATTCTTCTCTGATAGCATCTGCTTCAGCAACAGTAAACTTTCTTCTGGAGTAACCACCACCTCTACTATCTTTTCTATCTTCTATTCTTATCTTTCTAATCTTTGGCATAATCTAATATTCATCTTCAAACCTGTCAGTAGTTTCACCATATTGATTTTCAATATCAACACTTGTAATTATAACATCTACTTTATTTAGTTTCTTTTTATTTATGTAACAAATTCTATCTATTAATTCTTGGTCATTCTCTATTTCTTTGATGTTAGATGTAAGAACAAATGTATCTAGTATTCCTGTAATTACTTTCCTAGTTACAACTTTTTTACTCTTTATCTCGTAAGATACAAATACTCTAAAGATTGGCTTTTTCATTTTTAATTTTATCTAACTCAAACTCTAAGTGGTTAATAGCCTTCTGTATGCAATCAACACTTGTTTCGTGTTTACGCTTTGCTCTCAGGAGATATGAAGTGGCAGTACCGACATTATAAGATAAATCAAAGTCCTCAATTATTTTCCTAGCCTCATATCCATAAACTTTACCAATGTAATAGTTTGGTGTTTTTTCTTTACTGTAATCTAACATAAGTTCTTCTTTTGTTAATAGCATCTTAGGGTTAATTTTACCTCCACTCCATTTATTGTCTTTATCCTCTATCACTTCATCTTGCCAAGTGGTATTAGGTGTCCATCCATTCCTACCTTTATCGTAATAGTGTTTATTATGCTTTGTCATCTAATTTATCTATATTGTTTTCTAACCTATCATTCTCTTGTTTTGCTATCTTACCTTCAACATAGCATAAAGCAAATATATATAAAATCACAACACCAACAATCATTAAAGCACCAATAGTTACACTATTCATCATTTAATATTTTTAAAAGTTGATTACTTGTATATATCCTATCATCACCTGCATAGTTTTCGTATATCATTGTGAAGTTATCATTCTTCCAAGTCCATAAAGACCTAACTCCAGTCTTAATATGATGCTTCAATACGCTTTTAATTGATTTGTAAGTTCTATTATCCATATTATTTTTCATTTTTATACCAAACTCCATAACCTTTTGCTTTACCAGTGAATGGAACTTTTTTAAGTACAACTAATTTTTCTTCCTTATCCTTTCTGTACTTAGGATTTTTACTATTTAATTTTCTTTTCTTCATGTTGTTTATTTAATAAGCATAGTGGGGTTGAAAAAAAAAAGGAATATTAACGCTTAAGGGTTTCAGAGTTTCCCTATAGTTATTATTATTTATCCCCACTATACTCATATTCTATTAAGGTAGAGTAGAAATAGGCTTCTAGCACACAAGCAATTACAACTACTCCCCATATTATCATAAATGTTTTCACAATGCAAATATATAAAAATAATTCAATTTTATACAAATTAGTTTCTAAAACTTTTACCCTTGATAATCACCACTTTACACTTCCTCAACCTATCTAAAGTCCTTTCATCATATCTTTCTTTTAGTGCTTTTGGTGTTAAATTTGTAGTGATTAGTAATGTTTTAGAACTATCCTCAGCATAAGAAATTGCATCAGCAACTGCATCTATCTTAGTACCATAATCATTTTTAATACTCTCAGTTCCTAAGTCATCAATGATAATGAATGGTGCTTTGTTTCTATCAACTGCACCTAATTCTTTTGCAGGAACGCTTCTTAATATCTTATTTTTTTTAGTCCTGAATATAGCAGGAATAACAAAGTTTAAGATAGTTGATTTGCCTAATCCACATTCTCCCATCAACATCAAACCTCTACCTTTTGTATCTACCATCCAGTCAATAATCTCATCATAAGCAGGTAAATGCTCATACTTCTCAACTGTTCTATCGTAATACTCAAAAGACTTAATGAACATTTCTTTTATTTCTTCTCTTGCTCCTAGTTTATATCTGTTGTAAACCTTTGGCTGCAGGAAGTCTGCATTTTTAAATGTATCTTCTATTGTTCTCATAGTTTAAAATTTACCATCACCATAATCTCCTCCTTTTTTATGTCTATGTGATGTAGTGTTATTGTTATTAGTTTTATTTTGTCTTTTCTCCCAAGTCCTTACACAAGCCTTCCAATCCTTCATTTTGTTTTTACCTATCAACCAATTTTTACTTTCATAGAAATCAAAAAAAGTTTCTGCATCTATACCATTACTCCTCCATAAACAATATTCTTTAATATCATTAACAGTTGGTTTTTTAAAAGAAACCCCTTTATTATTAATACTCTTATTATTAATACTAGTATTATTACTCTTTAGCATTTTTGTTAATACCCCTTTATCATTTTTGCTAAGGGGGGTATAACAAATTTGTATATACCTATTAGCAATTTCGTTACTACCCTCCTTGTATGTATAACTAACTGATATGTAACCTCTTTCCTTCAGTTCTTTAATCCATCTTGAAATAGTTACTTTATTCTTACCATACAACTCTGAGAAGTATTTATTAGAAGCATAACACTCACCACCCATTGACAGTAGAGATGTTATTTCAGCGTAAAGAAGTTTAGCGTTTGGTGTCAAATCTTTATCATACCTTACACCTGAAGGTATTATAGCGTAAAAGTTTGGTTGTTCTTTCATTGTTTTTAGTTTTAGTTATTTTTTGGTATTTCTAGTTCATAGCACTCTGTATAGGTGGACATCACTACAGTCCACTCACTTACCTGTTTGTGAGTAAACCAACAAAATCTTGCGTATAAGGCGTTCAATGGCTGTATGAACAGATAGTGCGTAATTTTCTTTTTAGGGTTGTTATGGGCTTTAAAATTGACTCTAAGCGTATCTCCACCACTTCTTACGCCTTTAACATCAATGTAATGTATCTCACCAATACCCTCCATAATTAAATCAGCCTCAACAACTGGTCTTGACTCAAGTAGTAATGCTGCCTTATATTTTATACCATTGTTGTTCTCCATCAGATGTCTTGCAATAAGTTCTGCAAATATTCCTAACTGAGATATAGAGTGTTCTTGATTACCTCTATATTTTTCTGTGTTTTTATTATAAACATCAGCAGATAACATACTCCTTACCTTAGCAAGTTCATCAGATAGTTTGATGAAAGTGCTAGGATAAGTTGTTTTTTTCCATTTAATCATTAGAATGGTAAGTCATCATCTGTTTTTACTGTAGATTTCTTAGCAGTTGTTGGCTTAGAATCTTTTGGTGGCTCATAAGTATTTACATAAGCATAATGAGTTGCACCCTTCTCAGATGGTTCTCTCCTTTCTGAAATCACCATAGAAACCCAACCATTCTTTGAGTTTGCTTGTAGTTCATCCATCTTAAAGTTAGCAACCATCATTGTACCATACTTCGTATCAATATTTTTGATACTACTTGGTAAGTAAACCTTCTCTTTCTTGTCTGTCATTTTTTGATTTTTTAATTTTATATAATTTAGTTAATGATTCATTGATATATTCTAATTGAGTTTCAAGTCCTAATATTTCTTCATCCACCTCAACTTCAATAACCCTATCTTCTACTCTTTTAAAAGCATCAGAATCTTCTGGATAGTTATTGTAAAAGAACTCAAACTTTCTTGTATGGTGTATAATAGATGCATGATGTAGGTTTGTTACTCTACCTATCTCATTAAGAGTTAATCCAAACATCTCTCTTAATATATAGATATACATCCTTTTAGCAAATATAATGTTTTTCTTTCTACTACCCAAAAACATTTCCTTTTGTTTAATGTTATAAATATCTGCTAATTCTTTTGTAATTACATTGTGATAGTAATCACTAAACTTTAATCTTCTTCTTCTCATTTTGTTATAATTTTAATTTAAGTCGTACATTATTGTATCAACTATGTCTTGTGTTTTTAATCCAATAAAGTCTGCTAATGTCTTAGCGTGAATGAATCTAAGTGATGGTGGATTCTCAATAAACTTTCTACTTGTAGCATAATTAACTCCAAGTATCTTACAAAGTTTTAAATTAGACACACCATATATTCTTAATAGAGCCTCAAACTCATTTCTGGATTCTCTGATTTGTACTAATGAATATTTATTTGTCATCTCTGTTTATGTATTTTTCAACCTTAGATTTCTCAACCTTAAATTTAGTTTTATCTAAATGATAAAAATCTATAAGTTGAATTTCATCTAGCAGTTTCAATATATCATCTTCAGCAATCTCACCTAAAAGGTGTTTCTTGTTCCATATAATATAAGTGTAGGATTTTAAAAAGTGATTAAAAATCTCTATGTCCAAATACTCCATCTTTGCACATTTTTTCCCATTGTTTTCTTGTGTCTTTTTCATATCTGTTTTCATATATTTTAGTTATTATTTCTTCTGCTTCTAGTTCTGTTAAATCATTTA